ATGTCATCACCCCTTATACACAATCATCACGTCAACATGATGGTAAATCTCATCAATCCCGTCTTGTGCAATTTGACGGTCATTGTCCACGCTTGCCAGAATCACGTCCAGGCCACCGCCCATCGTGCCAGTGAAGCCCTCGACGGCATCAATCACGGCCTTAGCCGTAGCCTCGGCCTGCTTCTGCGTGTCGGCCATAGCGGTCACTTGGATGCGGGTCCTTTTGTATGCCACGCCTCCTAAGTCTCGCTGAGGCACCCGCGATATCGGAGGCTGGATCAAAATCAGGGGCTTTGTCGCCCCTGCCGGAACTCGCCCCTGATAAATCCTGTCGCCCACTGCTGTCTGCACCCCTGAATCTGCCAGAAGGTGGGCATATAGTGCTCTTCTCGGTTCAGTCATAGGCCCAACCTCCGTTTCAGCTCGGCTTCAAACGCGTCATATGCTTCGCCGGTTTTTGCATCGAATGCAGGCCTCATAAATGGATGAGGAGGGACGTCGCCGACCTTTTTCCCGGCCACCACGATCGCGTGGCCGTCCTCGACGAGTCGCCCATACCAGCCTTCCTTGCCAGGGCCGATGTGAACATCCACTCGGCTCTTGGTCTGCTTCTTGACCTCTTTTTGGATGTCGCCCGCAAGCGTCCCGGTTTTGCGAGGTGCCAGCGTCGCGGCTTCAGCGCGGATGACTTCAGCCCCGGCAAGAGCGCATTCGCGCATGTGTGTACGAGCGACTTCTTCAGCCATCATCTGCAACTTACGGGCAATCTTATCTCCGCCTTCGACCTTCATCCGCACCTTCATGACTGCCTCACCGCCCGGAGCTTGATCCACATGCCGTCATCCCGGAGATGGTCGATCTGCTTGATGTCGTAGATATCGCCTGCATAGACCAGCCTGTGAGTGTCGGTTTTCAGCTCGTCCAGAAATGCCACATAGCGAATGCCGAACTCAATGGTCTGCTCCTGGCCGACGGCTAGGGCGGCGTAGTAATCCCGCCCCCATAAGCTGCTTCTCTCAGCCCAGACGGTTTTCCAATCGACCCAAGAGGTTGTGATGTCCCCACCCGCGTCTTTCGTTGTCTCTTTCCGCTGGATCACGATCTTGCGCCTGCGGACCCTGGCCAAGCCGCGCATGACTTCAGCCTTAGACTTCATCAGACACCACCTCATCAGCCATGGCCTTTATGCCTTCCTGGAGCTGCAAGCGCAGGAGTTCCTTGCTGAAATTCTCTTCAAAATACTCCGATGCGTTGTTGTAAACATACCGACAGTACTCCAGAAGCAGCGTCTTGGGTGGTCCGTCGGTCTCATAATCCAGCTCCGCGCCTGTCAGATCATTGAGATACGCCTGCCCTCGGTCGATGATCCCCTGGATATGGGCATCTTCGTCGGCCCAAGTAATTTTTAGATAGTCCTTGACCACTTGCAGCATGGCGCATCACCCGCCTTCCTTCACCAGCTCCACCAGCTTGCCGTATCCCGCATTATTGATCTCCTCATACCGATTCATAGAGATAGACAAGTAAGTCCCCGCTTTGTGCAGGGACTTACTGTATTTGTTCCGAAATGTCCGGAGCACCTTGACCTTGTGCTTGTTGCTCAACTACCTCAGCTCCTTAGGCCTCAAGCTCTCCCGTGTATGTCACGACCAGGATATAGGTCTCAACTACTCCGCCGTTGGTCACAGTAATCACGATCACGTTCTGTCCCTCGGTCCAGGCCTGATTCGTGGCAAGGTCTGTCTCCTCGCCGTTAAGCGTCGCTGTGATTACCGCGTTGGCATCCTTGGCGGTTGCAGCCACCAGGTCGGCCACATTTTCGGTTTCAGCCGTGTAGTAATGCACATCCGCATTAAACGCCGGGCTGATCTCTACGTCCCCGTCAGCAATCTTCAGGCCATCCAGCCGCGCATCTACATATGGAGTAGTGCGCACGATAGGATACACAGGCCTCAAGTCGGTGATGTCCAGCCTGCGGAACGAACGGCTGTCAAGCGGCATACCATTGCCGTAGAGCTTGGTCAGGTATACCCGCTCGTCCTCCAAGAAGCGATACTCGTCGGAGTATTCGATTCGCCCGCCCTTGGAGGTGCCAAGGCCCATAAAGTAGCGCTTTGGCAGTCCGATGATCGCCTCGTTAACAGGCTGGTACACCGACTGAATCACGCGAGTTGGGAACGGGA